TTCTTCCTCCCGCGCGGCTGCCGCCTGTTTGTTGGCGGCTTCGGCCAGCGTCAGGCTGATTTTGGCCGCTTCGTCCGCCCTGCCCTTTCGGTATTGCATGGTGCGGTCAAACTGCCATGCGCCAAACAACAGGGCGAGGACGGCAAGCGCGGCAAGGGGTTTCCAATATTTCAATTCATTCATACTTTTTCAGCATTTCCCGATAATTTTTGATTTCGCGTTCGGCAAACTCAAAAGCCGCCAAGTCTGCTTTTTCGCCGGCCTCGCGGCTTTTGGCTTCCCATTCGGCAATCATGCGCTCGCAAAATTCCCGATTGTCCATGCTATGCCTCGCTTACACCTGCCGCCGCTGTGGCGGTGGTAACGGGCAGGTTGTAGCGTTCGGGCGACGGCATCGAGGGGACGGGCTTGCCGTCAACTAATTTAGACGGCCAGTAGCAGCCGTCAATATCCGCAGCATTAAAAGGCACGATAGATACGGTATTGCCCTGATTGCCGCCCAAGCCCAAGATGCGTCCCTGCTTGTCTTTGCCGACCACGAAAAACACATGGCCGCCGCCTTTGCGCGATTTGACGGCGATGCAGCCGTAGGCAGGTTTAGACAACTTGGTCAGCCCTGCTTCTGCCCACGCCTTCGCGCGGTACCAGTCTTTGATGACGGCGCGGCCGCTCTTGCCCAGGCAATAGCCGACAAACAGGCCGCACCACGGCGCTTCGTCTTCAAAGTACCAAGACTTCGCCGCGCCGGGGAAATTCCCCATTTCCTTCAGCCATTCGACAATCTTCGGATTATGCTTCGCGCCGACGATTTCTTTCAGGCCGATGTGCTTCTTGGCTTCCGCCATCCATGGTAATTCAGTCATTTCTTTATCCTCCAATAAAAAAGGCCGTTTCAGACGGCCTATTCCTTGTCTTCATAATTTAAAAATCGCTTCGCCAAACCCTTGACAAACCCTTTCGAGATTTTCGGCGCAAGGGCGTAGGCGGCATCCAGTGCCGTACCCGTCATCAGGCCGACACCCGCGCCGGATATGGCGCATAACCACACTTGGTTGAGCAGCAGGTAGTTTTCGGCCACCGCCGCCGCCGCAACCGCAGATACTGCCGCCTCGATAAAAAACTGGAACGGCGTATCATGCTCCTTCGCGGAAGCCCACACCGCGCCGAGTACGCCGCCAAGCATGGCGAACAGTATCCCTGCGGAAAAAAACTGCTGCAATATCATTTGTTTACTTCCCCGTTTTGTATTTAAGATTTGCGCAACATGCTGTAATCCATTAGGTTTTTACCCGCCAACACGCAGACGAAGGACATCAGCGGCGGCAGTATCATGCCGGTATTCAGCGGCGGATACGGCGCAAGAAACGCCACTGAAATCAAAAACCATATATTGCCGCCCAATATCAGCAGCCAGCCGCTGATAATATTGCTGCGGTCGGACTTGTAGAGCATGGCCGCCCCCTGCGCCAGCGCGGCAAACAGCAGTATGCCGACCACCCATGCTTCGGGCAGCGTCTTAAATTTATAGTAGATGGGGTAGTCGTACAGCTTGTCTTGGTCGCACATAAAGACAACCGCGAAGCCCAACAGTCCCGCCGCGCTCAAAAACTCGACGATGCGCGTTGCCGTGCCGAACAGCCACATTTGGAAGCGGAAGGGCAGAAACCGCCAGTCCAATATCCACTTTAAGTACATTACAGTCTTGCTCATGGGATTCCTCCGGTTTGGATAACAGAGCGCGCCACCGTTTCGTGCAATCGGCGGCGCGCATTTTCAGACGGCATCAAGCCGGCACATCTTCCTGCGGCAGTTCGCGGTAAACCAATTTCGCGCCGGTAAAGTCGTCCGGTGTTTCCGACGGGGCAATGATTGCCTGCAACGCCCAATCAATCACATCCTGACCGCGCGGCGGCGGCGAATCAATCTGAATTTGGCTCGAACCCATGCTGCGTTTGCCGCTCTCATACACTTTTTGATTAAAATAACTGTCCAGCGTTACCGTGTAATATTGGTTGGACAAATCGAGATGAACGCCTGACACCGTATGAAACGACGCGGGCGCGCCGGTGTTGTCGTCAATAATGTCGCAGGCGATGCCTACAATGATTCGTTTTGCTTCTGCCATGATTTTTCCTTTCGATAGGCATTAAAAAAACCCGCTTTCGCGGGCAGAAAAAAGCCGTCTTTTCAGACGGCCTTAAATATTGGGTTTGTCGATTACGATAATCGGGTTTCCGGTCGGTTGACTCCTCAATGCTGATAATTGGTTAGCATCATGGGGAGGGATGAGTCCACACGAGGCAAAAGCCACCGCATAACCGAGTAACCCGTCTTTCAAATAGGGCGCGAACCGTACATATTCGTTTTGAGGTTTATCCCAGTAACTTTCTGCGTGAAGGACGTGACCGATATTGACTAACTTATTATGACCAACCGCCGTGCTCCGCCCTGCCGCCTGTATATCCTCAATAGGAACCAAGGATGGCGTACGAGTCGTTGTTATCCTCCACAAAGCAACACCGTTACCCCTTAACCCTTGCGCGGTTACTCTTTGAATATTATAGTAAACATGACGGGCACGGACGATATTCCAACCGCTGTGATAAGCAAGCGAGCCGTCAGGTCGGTAAACATTCAGACCATATAAGTCTTTTGCTACTTCTGTATCAACAGTTCGATAAATGTAAAAATCGGTATCTAAAGATTCGGGATACTGTGCTATATTATTAGGACTAAATGCGAGTAAATACCAGTTGCCGTTGTCTAACAGCAGGGAATTGTCTGTTTTCCCTGCCATAAATATACTATCTGAAAAATTCGGCAAACCTGACCCCGGAATGTTGAAACCGCCTCCGTTCCACATTGAGAAAACATCGTAACTCGACTTATAATCAGCAAATACTGTATAAGTGTTGTTGCTTGGCCCAAGCAGGATGCGCTTATAGTTCCGTACAGCTCCACGGTTATTACCGTTCCACCAAATTTCTTTAATATCTTTTAAGGCAATCTTGCGCTCAAAAATCATCAATTTTTCCTGCCCCAAAAACAAAGGCAGTTCATCCGAGAATAAGCCGTAATCAGCCATTACTTTACACCCCTCCAAATCATAACAGCCTGGCAAGAATTAAGCGCAAGGTAATAATTGACCACCAATGTTTTCCAAGTAAACCCCACTATCTTGTTCTCTCGTGCAAGTTCGTCCAAACGCTGATTTATCTGGCTATACCCTACTCGTTTCATTTCATCCATCACATCTTGAGTAAAAATGGGATAGACTATTACCATAGCAACTTTCCCCGCACCACCCGTCGCTAAGGCGGTTTTACCATACATTAATGCGCTATCGACAAGGGAAAAATACTGATAAAACCGTTCTTTCTGCTTATCGGTCATTCCGGGGAACAAATAACGACCTTCAGGCGCACCAATATTGGCAGGCGTTTGCACCACATCAACCAACATCGCCAGCCCGTCGGTCGGCGGCGCACCGTTTACCTGTATACCGTAATCAGCCATTGCTTACATCCTCCATTCGGGTTAATATCTAACCTCCCCTGCTTCATCCTTTCTTGGTAGGGGTATGAGGCCGCCTTCACACCGAACAACAGGCGGCCTCGCCTTTTAGCTCAACTTACCCAATCTCACGCGCAGCACGCCGTTTTCGTCGTACACCTCGATTCGGTCGTTCGTCATCTTCATCCCGACATTCCCCGAAGCCGCAGAAATCGACACCTGCCCCGTGTTGCTTACCGAAAAACGCCCGCCGCCGATATTCAGACTGCCGCCTTCTATCGACGGGGAACTCAGCGTCTGCCCTGCGGCAATGTGCCTGCCGTGTATCAGGCCGTCGGCGACAAAATCCCCCGACAAAGCCATTTGGGTTTTGCCGCCCGCAGTCTGAACGACAAACGGCGACTTCAGGTCTTTGCTTTTCGGGTCGACAACGGCGAATTTGTCGGCATACACCAACACCTGCGAATCACCCGTCTGCCCGTCCGCACCCAAGGCCAAACCTGCAATAACCTTGCGGCCGCCAGATACCGTCTCGACTTTCAGCCCGTACATGGCCCTTACTTTGCCGCCCAGCGCGGCCAACGCGCTTGCAGATTGCTCAACCCGCGCCTTTTGCCCCGACAGTTCGGCTTTCAGTGTCTTCTGCTCCTCCGACAGTGCGGCATCTTTCTGCGCCTGCGCCTGCTGGTATTGCGTCAATGCGGCTTCGCGCCGTGCTGCCTCATCTTCCGGCGCGGGCGACCAATCCGTGCCGACCGTACCGCGCTCCAACTTGAGGCGGGCGATGCGGCTGACTGTTGTCGATTCCCTCCTGTAAAAAAACAATGCAAGGGTTTTCGATGATGCGTTCGGCTGCTCACGGCCACCGGTTATCGGCGCGTTCCAGTTAAATGTTGCCCTGTAAACGCCGTCTTTAACCTTAGCCAACCGGGCCAGTTCGCGATTGCCGAAAGTGTTGTAAACGCCTACCGTCCGGTCGGCGGCGACCTCCCCCCAAACCGTCA